AGCCTCCCGTCCCGTCCCCAACAACAGAGGGTTCAAACGTTTGCGAAAACCGCTTTTCTACGAACGTGGTTGAAACTTCGCGCGCGCGCGCGGCGGACGGCGAGCTTGAGGCGACGATGCTCGCCCTGGAGGCTGAACACGAGGCCGCGCGCTTCGTCCAGCGTTCGGACGACGGAGAACCTTTCAAATTCGCTGAAATGCAAAAACTCGGCGAATGGACATGAGCACGCTGGACTCTCTCGCGCTGACTCCGAAGCAGCAGGCCGAGCTTGCATCCGTCGAAGCGGGTTTGCTCGAAGCGTGGCTCTCGGCACTCGACTCGTCGCCGGATGTTCGCTCACCGGTGGGGTTCGTGCTCGCCGGCGTTCGTAGCGGGGTCGCACCCGCGGCGGCCGACGATGCGCGTGCCAGGTCGGCGACGCTTCGGGCGGAGCGCACGGTTCGCAACCTAGGCGCGACGATCGCCGACGAGGCGGAGCTGATCGCGATCCTGTTCGCGCCGGCGGAGCTGACCGCGGACATCGCGACGCTCGAACGGGTCGGGGCCGAGCTCACGCCGAACGCCGAGGCTGTGCTCGGTGCGACGCTCCGAGCGCAGCTAGCTCACACCCGTGAGCACGGCCGGGCCGAGGTACCCGGCTCAGGTGGTCCGCTTCGTGGCTTCGATAGCGCAGCGTTGCGTACGCGCATGGTTGCGTTGTGGCGTGCGCAGCCTGGCGTCGGAGTGCTCGAGCCCGAGGCGACCGTCGAGGCGCGCGGCGCCGTTGCCGATGGTGGCACCGAGGGGCCGGGCAAGGTTGAGCACCCCCCACCCCCTCTGGCGGATCCGGACGGTCAAGCGACCTTGGAGCCTCTTGTGGTGGGGGCCCCGCCGGAGGAACCCTGGCCGTCGCGGGAGCAGGCGTATCCGGATGAGCAGGGGTGGCGGCGTTGGGCTGATGATTTCGATGGCGGTGATGGTTAGGCTTGGCGGCTGTGGGTGTTGTGGTTGTTGAGTCGGGTCGGGGCCGGGCGGGGTTGAGCCTTCGGGAGGCGGCGGTTGTGCGGTTGCTGGAGCGGCTTCCGGATCTGGGTGAGCCGTTTGGGGATGGCAGGTCGGCGGGGGTGGGGGTGCATGTGCCGTTGATGCCGCATGAGCGGGGGTGTGGGGTGTTGGGTTCTTCGAGGGTTTGCACTTGTGCCCGTCAGAGCGTGGTCGAGTTGGAGCGCTTGTTGCGCCTGATGCGTGAGGATCGGCATGGGGCGTTGTTGACGTTGGAGGGGTCGGGGGAGCGTGTGTCGGTGCGGGGGTGTTGGTGGCATGTGAATGCGTGGTGGGTGTCGGTTCGTTGGGTGATGTTCGAGCCGGCGTTGCGGACGGGGCGGCGTAAGGCTCCGGTGCGGTTGGCGGTGGATGATTGGGGGCGGGTGTTGCCGCAGAGGCGGGCGGTGCGGGAGGCTGGGGCGCGTGAGGATGTTGCCTACCGTGGTGTCAGGTGGTTGGCGGTGGAGTGGGGGATTGATCAGGGTCCGATGGTGCCGGTTGTGCGGGAGGCGGTTTGAACGCCCCACCCTTGACGTGCCGCGAAGGCGAGCTGATCGAGGAGCGTGCGCTGCGTGCGCTGCGGGCCGGCGCATGGTGGTTGCGCGAGGACGGCGGGCTTCAGCCGATGTCGTTTGAGGAGCTTGTGCGGGTGATCCGCGAGTTCGAGGGTGGGTCTGAGGCGTGGCGGGACGCTTGACGCCGCCGCTCGCAACGCTAGAATCGGCGCCGAGCTTTTTTCCGTGCGCCCTGGTGCCGGGTGAGGCTTGTAGACATGACCTAGCGGGGGGTGCCTGTGGCGGGCACCCTTCGTGTTTCGGGAGGCAGCATGGGGACGGTTTGGGATCAGGCTTCGCCGAGCGATTTCGAGAGGGTGGAGGCGCTTTTGCGGGCGGGTGTGGATCCGAAGTCGGCGGCGGAGCAGGAGGGGTTTACGTGTTCGGCGCTGCGGCGGGCGGACAAGGGGCGTTGGGAGGAGGCGCTTGCGATGTCGCGGGAGGCGCGCGGGTTCGTGGTGGACAAGCTCGTCGAGGATCGGGTCGCGGAGCTGGACGAGCATGGGGTGCCGGTGAGGTATCGGGAGGATGCGTCGGATTCGATGATCCAGTTCCATGCGCGGCGTCATCAGCCGGCCTACGGGGCGCAGCAGCTCGAGTTGACGGGCGGCGTGGAGGTTCGGAGTGACATCGCCGCGTCGATCGACCGATTCGTCGAGGCTGTCGCCGCTGCAACGGTTCGCGCTTCTGAGCGAGGCGGAGCAGAGCTCGATGCTGGACGGGTTGAGCGACGAGGCGAGGGCGTTTCTGGCGTGGCGTTGGCGCGGCTGGCTGGCACGTCCGAACCAGCTTGAGCCGGAAGGGGATTGGCGCTACTGGCTCGTGAAGGCGGGGCGCGGGTTCGGGAAGACCCGGGTGGGTGCGGAGTGGGTGCGGGAGCGGGTGAAGCATCATTCCCGGGTGGCGCTTCTGGGCAAGGACGCGTCCGATATGCGGGCGGTCATGATCGAGGGTGAGAGCGGGATTCTCGCCGTGTGTCCGCCGTGGGAGCGGCCCGCCTATCAGCCGTCGAAGCGGCAGCTTGTGTGGCCGAACGGGGCGATCAGCGAGTGCCGCACGGGTGAGGACCCCGACGGGGTCAGAGGACTTCAGGCTGAGGCGATGTGGATGGACGAGATCGCGGCCTGGCAGTACCCGACCGAGACGTGGGACATGGCGGTGCTGGGGCTGCGGTTGGGGCCGGATCCGCGGGCGTGTGTGACGACGACACCCAAGCCGATCCGGCTGCTCAGAGAGCTTGTCCGGGACGAGCATTGCGTCGTCACCGACGGCACGACCTACGACAACCTGGACAACCTCGCGCCGGCTTTCGCGAGCGCGATCATCCGCCGCTACGAGGGCACAAGGCTGGGCCGGCAGGAGCTGAACGCGGAGCTCCTGGAAGACGAGGGTTTGGCGTACAGGTTCAGCGAGCAGATCCATGTGGTCGCGCCGTTCCAGATCCCCGACCACTGGGCCAGGTTCGCCTCGCTCGACTACGGCTGGACGAACCCGTCGGCGATGCTGTACTGGGCCGTTGACACGCACGGCAACCTGGTCATCTACGACCTCGTGTATGAGGCCGGATGGCCGTCGGAGCTCGTCCCGAAATACCGCTCTCGCCGATCGCCGGGAACGGTGTACGCCGACCCGTCCGCGTGGGCGCGCCCCTCGACGACACCCCGCTTCGGCGACCCCGCCTCGGCCGCCGACGAGTTCTCGATGCTGGGGTTCCCGCTCGTGAAAGCGAACAACGATCGCCGCGCCGGCTACATCCGCCTCAGCGAGCTCCTACGGGAGGACGACCACCGGGAGTTCCCCGACTTCCACCAGCTCGCCGGGGAGCCCGGCTCACCAGGCCTGTTCGTGTTCGACGTCGAGTCGATCGCGCCGCTGCGGGAGCAGATCCTCGATGCGCCCCTCGAGGACTTCGAGCCGGGCGCGAACCGGGGCCCGCACCCCGGTGAGGCGGTCGCACGGAACTGGGAGAGCCGCGCCGGCCACGCGCATGCCGCCCTGCGTTACGGCGCGATGAGCCGCCCCGGCGCCTCGGAGGCGCCGCTCGAGGAGCCCGACGACTGGAAGGCGTGGGCGCAGCAGGATCTGCTCGCCCGCTACGAGCAGGCCCGTGACGGGAAGCCACGCAAGCCGGACCGGAAACGTTACGTGACGAGTTAGGAGGCTGTGATGCCAGCGACGATCGAAGATCGTGTCGGCAGGTTGGAGGCGATTCTGCGGAACGCCCTGAACGTCGAGATCCCCACACCGGAGCAGGCCGAGGAAGCCGAGAAGGCGCAGGCCGAGCTGGTGAAGGAAGCCGAGAAGGCCGAGCGTGAAGCCGAGAAGGAAGCGGCCGAGCAGCAGAAGGAGCTCGAGCGGCAGCAGAAGGAAGCTGCGAAGGCGGGCGCGCCGGCGTGAGCATTGACTGGGGCGATTCTGGTGTGCCGGAGGCTGCGGGTGCGTATGGCACCTGGCGCAAGGCTCTCTCCCGGGAACCGGATGAGAAGCTCGCCTACTACGCGACCGCGTGGACGTGGAACCGTGAGAAGCGGCGCGTCTTCGCCAGGGACTTCAGTTCCGCCGAGGCGAGGGGTTTGGCGGCGGCGGCATCCGACCTTCTCGCCGCCAGGAAGTCATCCAAGGCGGTGATCGCATGATCGAGTTCATCGTCGTCGACCACCCCACGGTCTACCCGAACGCCTGCTTCGTCTGCGGCGCCGGGAAAGGCCCGATGGTCGACACGCACGTCGAGAAGCCCGTCGCCGGCGGCGACCAGCACCTGTACCTGTGCCGCCTCTGTGTCACCCGCGCAGCCCGCGTGCTCGGCCTGGTGAAGGGCGAGAAGATGGACGAGCTGCTGCAAGCCTCCGTCGCACTGGAGGCCAAGCAGGCCAAGCTCGCAGGGCTCGAAACCGAGCTGACGGCCGCGAAGATGGAGGCCGCCGGTGCCAGAGCGACGATGAAGGCGCAGAAGGTGCAGCTGCAGGATCAGTCGGGCCGGATGCAGGCGATGGCGCACCTGTCGACCGAGCTCGAACGGCAGATCCGGGAGCTGACCGAGATCGCGGTCGGCCCGCAGCCCGTCAGCGAGGTGGCGGTATGAGCGACAACAGGGTTGACGCAACGATGTACCACCTTGAGCGCGTCTTCGGCGCGAAGGTTCCGCAGTGCCCGAACTGCCGATCGCATGATCTGTGGGAGAACCACGCGCGGGCCTGCTGGCACTGCGACGGCTGCGGCTACGACATCGCGGGTGAGCGCATGACGTGGGTGCCGAAAGACCCGCGAGTCAGACGTCCGGAGGAGCAACCCGCATGAGCGAGTTCCGCATCGACCGCACCCTCCTCATCGAAACCGACCAGGACAACGTCGACGCGACCCGTGTCCCCTTGACGTCGATCCGGCAGGCAGGCTGGCAGCACCAAGCCTTGGCGGCAAGCCAGGGCTACAACTCGATGGCGGAGTTCGCGATCGATGAACTGCTCACCTTGGTTGGGGAGCAGCAGCAGCGGATCGAACGGCTCGAGCGTCAGATGGCGGGGCTCGCCGACAGCATCCAGACGTTGCACGCACAGCAGCAGATCGTCGCGCCGGACCGGCCCTGATGCCCGCGCGCAGTGAGGCGCAGCGCCGCTACCTCGCCTCCCGGTTCGGGCCCGCCTGGATGCGCAAGCACGGCTTCGCGAACGAAGGCAAGCTGCCGGCGAAGGTCGGCACACGGAACGCGCAGAACGACGCCGTAACGAAGATGCTCGCGGCAGGGCACCGCAAACGATGAGCGACCCGCACCCACAGACACTCCCTGCCGAACCGCTCGCGGTTCCGTCGACGACTTACATCCTGCTCTCGACAGGGGAGACGATCGTGGTTCAAAGCAGCCGTGACGAGATCGTGCAGCAGTACCGTGGCGGCGGCCGGTTCTTCCGCGTCACCCAGAACGGGAACCCCGTCACGCTCATGGTCGACCACATCGTCGCGCTCAGCGATACGACGCTGGCGTACGTGTGACCGCCGTCGCACTGGCCGCCATCGCCGCGCTCGCCATCACCACGGTCGCGTGGGCCGGTGTCGGACGCTGGCTGATAAGACAGGCAGCGCGCGAACGTGAGCTGCTCCTCAACCAGATCATGCACCTGTCCGGCAAGACCTGGACACCGCCGCCCGCCGAGACATGGGAGCAGCCCACCGAGGTGCTCGACCCGGGCAGGTACATCTCGTCGTCGTCACAGATCCCCGAAGACTTCTAGGAGGCGGCCATGAGCGAGCTCGCGATCGCCCCCGAAGGAGGCACCTTCGCCTCCGCCGAGATCCAGGCCAAACCCGTCCGTGACCGGATAAAACAGGCCCGCGAATGGCGCCGCCAGTTCGAGCAAACCTGGAACCTCTCCATGGCACTCGCCGCCGGCAAACACTGGCAATCGTATGACCGCATGACCCGCACACTCAGGCAGGTCCAGGACACCGACCCGCGCTACAAGGACCGCGAGCTCTACTCAGCCGACATGGTGACCGAGTACCGCACAACCATGCTCGGCGAGCTCGGCTCCGACAACGACCGCCCGCAGCTGCTCTTGCAGCGCGACGACCAGTCGTCTGAGGAGTACGAGGCGCAGGCGAACCGTGCCGTCGGCTACGGCTGGGACTTCGAGTGGGACGGCGACAACATCACCAGCCAGGTCGACCGGCTCATGATCGACCTCGGCACCGCCGCCGTCCGCTGCCGCTACGACGCAAGCCAGGGCCCCGTCAAGGCCGACAACGTCCCTTACCAGAACGGCCGCCCGATCCTCGACATGCAGCAGGCGACCGCCCTGCTCGGCCAGGGCCCCAACCCTGACGTCCAGATGGGCGCGATCCGGGAAGGCCGCATCCAGTGGGAACCGCTCAGCGTGTTCAACCTGATCGTTCCGCCCGGCGTCCCGCACGAGTCGAGGTTCCCCTGGGAGTGCATCGTCGTCCCCACGCTGCTCGCCTCCGTCAAGGACGAGTACGGTGAGCTCGCCGCCAACATGGAAGAGGACGGCGACATCGGCTCCGTGCTCGGAACCGAAACCAAAGGTGCCGCAACCGACCCCGTCTCATGGTCGACCGGCGACGGACGCAGCAGCAGGCTCCGCGACCACGTCTGGCTGTTCACCTACTTCGAACGACCCACCTCCCGCTACCAGCAAGGCCGGGTCTTCGTGTTCGCCGGCAACGAACTCAAACTCCTCGAGTACCGGGACGGCAGTGACGGACGGCCCGCACTCCCCTACAAGGCGCCGGACGGGACATGGCGCTCCGGCATCCAGTATTTCCACTGGTGGAGAGTCACAGGCCGCTTCTGGTCGCGCTCGCTCGTCGAGGCGATGATGGACGGGCAACGGCTGCTCGACAAGCGCCGCACCCAGCTCAACGAGATCATCGACCGCTCCATGCCGAAGATCCTCGTCGAACGCGGCTCCAAAGCACTCGACGAGGTCGGCGTGCCAGGCGAGTTCATCGAGATCGGCAAGGACGAACGCCAACCCGTCTACGGCCCCTCGATCCAGCCCGGCCCGTGGATGCAACAGGACGTCGAAGCGATCCGCGAAGACATCGAGCACGCGACCGGGATCAAAGGGCCGCGGCTCGGCGAGAACCCGACCGCCGTCACGACCTACTCCCAGCTCGCACTCATCAACGAGTCAGAGCAGGTCAAGCGCGACCAGATCCACCGCGAACGCCGACTCGCGATCGCCACCCTGGTCGAGGACTCCGTCTACGACATCCGCACCTACTGGGGCCCGCAGAAACAGATCATGCTCGCCGGCGACGAGAACCGGATGGAAGCCGAAATCTTCAACGCCACCAGGATCCCGGACTTCTACATCGTCGCGATCGCAGCCGGCGCAGCCAAGCCCCGCTCGCAGGCCGCCAAACTCAAGATGGTCGAGGACATCTGGCTCGCCGCGCTGAACTCCGGCGCGGTCGCCGTGAACCCGGCCGCATGGGTTGGCTGGTTCAAGGACTCATTGGAGGCCGGTGAGCCGCTTGATCTGCCGGAAACCGACCAGTCGGACGATCAGACCGACAAGGCCGAGCTCGAGAACCATGCGATGCTCCAGGGGCAGATGGCGCCGGTCGCCTACTACGACCGTGTCGACATCCACATCCCGATCCACCGCTCCGCGCAGGATCAGGCGATGCTGGCCGGGGATGAGCAAACCTGGCAGCTCGTCGAGCAGCATGTCCAGCTTCACCTCCAGGCCGCGCAGCAGAACTCCGCCCAGATCCCGCCGCCTGCACTTCCGCCTGCCGCGGGCGGCGGGCAATCCGCTCAGCCGGGTCAGCCCAGTCCCACCCTGCCGGGATGAAGACTGTCCCGGTTGAACTGTTCGAAGCCTGGGTTGAAGAGCATCGGCTCGAGCTCGCGAAACGCGAGATGCAGCTCGTCCGCTACCGCAAAGCGCTGATCGACAACGGCATCGAACCCCCCGACGCCGACGGGCAGGAGCTGCTCGAGATGTGGCAGGACTGCCGCCACGTCATCTCGACCGCATCCGAGTTCGTGATGCGGCTCGGCACCGCCAAGGAGCTGCTGGTGAACTGGGATGCTGTCTGACACCCCCGGCACGATCGCGCTCCCGACGAGCGAGATCGGCAGGTTCGCGATGTTCACCGTCAGCCTCGCCGGGACACGCCAGCCCGACAACACCCACCTCTCGGTCATGGCGTCCGCGAGCGTCGTCGAGAACCTCAACCAGGTGATGCGGCAGCTACGCCGCGAAGACGAGTGGGTGTGGATCCTAGGAGACGACCATGTGTGGGAATCGGACTGCCTCGTCAGGCTGCTCGCCGCGATGGACGAACACCCCGCCGCCGACATCATGGTCCCGCTCGTCACCAAACGAAACCCGCCGTGGCATCTCGTCGTCTTCCACGACGCTGGCATCTACGCGGACGGCCTGCCCCGCTGGCAGCCCTACGGCTGGGACGAGATCCCCGACGGCGGTGTGTTCGAGATCGACGCGGCCGGGAGCGCCGGCATGCTGATCCGCCGCGAGGTGCTCGACGAGATCGGCGACCCCTGGTTCCGCTCCACCGGCGGCGTGATCCTCAACGAGGACGTCACGTTCTGCGCCGACGCGCGCACGCTCGGCTTCCGCATCTTCGCGAACGCCGACGTCACGATGGGCCACCTCGGCATCTTCAACGTGCGCCCCGTGCACCGCGGCGGACGCTGGGGCGCGATGACGGAGTTCTCCTCACCGGAGGAGCAGTTCCGCCACCTCTTCATGCCGGACGCCGAAGACCATGCGGCAGCGAAGAATGGCCGCTGACCCGGAGATCCAAGGGCACCCGGAACTCGAGCTTCCCGGAGGCACGCTGATCACCGTGTGCGCGAACTGCGGCCAGATGCGGACGATCCTGTTCCTCGCCAGGGACCGCTGGTTCTGCTTCAAGTGCAAGACCGAGGGCGCCGCCCCGCCCAACCTTTACCCCGTCGCCTAGGAGGAACCGATGGCTGAGATTTTCCCCGACGAAGGGCTCGACCTGATCTTCGGACTCGCGCCGAAGGGCGGCACCGGCCCCGCCAACACCTGGCTCGGCCTCTTCACCGCCTACACCGCATCCACCGTCGGCACCTCTGCGGCCGTGATCGCATCCTGGTCGGAGGTGTCGAACTCCGGCGCCTACACCCGGCAGACGATCTCGTCGTCCTCATGGGGCACCGTTGGTACCACCCAGTCCGGGCGCGGCTCCGGCGCAGCCCAGGTCACGTTCTCCACCGCGACCGCGGTGTGGGGCACCGTCAACGGGTTCTTCATCGGGAACTCCGCAACCAACGCCGCCGGCGTGGTCTGGTTCGGCGCGAACTTCGACGACACGACCGCAGTCACGATCAACACGTCGGACGTGATCAAGGTAACCCCGACCTGGGTGTACACCGGCTGACCGAAATGGTCTAGATGGCGCTCATCCTCTACTTCTCGAACGCGATCGAGCCTCCGACGCACCGGGCTGACCAGACCGCGATGTTGAACGGGACGACGTCGTTCTGGGGGCCGCTCTCCCTTTCCATAACCCGGTTTGGCGCTGCAGCATCTCTGACCGTCACGACGGTTGCCGGTCCGACAAACGGCCTCGAGATCATGAAGGGCACCGTCCCTGCCGAGTGGATCAGCTCGGCACTGTCGGCCGACTTCACGATCAGCGGCACGATCACCCTTAACCTTTGGGCGTCGGAGCTGGCTGCTGCCAACAACGCTTCGATCAACGCCGTGATCGAGAAAATCAATGGGGCGACCGGTGCGCTGACCCAGATCGCAAAGACGGCCCGTACCACCGAGCTGGGCACAAGTCTGGCGGCGGCCAACTTCACCGTCGCCCCAACATCGACCGCGTGCAAGCGCGGCGACCGGCTCCGCATCCGCGTCTACGCCGACGACGCTGCGTCATCGATGGGGTCGGCCGGAACGGTCACGTTCAGCGCCGGCTCCCCGGCCGGAGGCTCTCAGGGAGATTCATGGGTGCAGTTCACCGAAAACCTCACGTTCGAACCCAACAGCGCGGCCGGTTCGAAGTACTACCTGATCGACGATGCCGAGTCGATCAACCCTGGCGCCGCGACCGAGAAGAAAGCGACGACGGCACGGGGCGCCACTCTCGTGACCTCGGTTACGAACACCGCTACCGGGCCGACCGCCGGCAT